ACTTCAGATTTAACTTCAGATTTAACTTCAGATTTAACTTCAGATTTAACTTCAGATTTAACTTCAGATTTAACTTCAGATTTAACTTCAGATTTAACTTCAGATTTAACTTCAGATTTAACAACAATATCAACCCATGATTTTACAAATGGTGTTACAATTATTTCTTTAATTTCTTCTTCCTCGTCATTTAATGTTAAATATAAATTTTGAGTAGGTGTTTTTATATCTAATTTTTTATCAGATAATTTAGGCGTAGCTGTTTCACTAAATTTAGATGGACATATTTTATTAAATCTATAAGATACAATTAATTTCTCACGATTTGCAAATGATAAACGATGTCTAAAACCACATTTTTCTTTATCGCATAATTGACCAAATGTGCAATTTTTTTTGCGCGTTTCAGCATTCGGTTCATCCTTCATTTTATTAGAAAGTTCATCATAAAATTGTTTAACTATTTTTCTATCTTTATAATTAATATAATGTTTATAAGAGCAATCAGAATTAACACAAACACAATTTAAGTTGCAAGTGATAGAAATCATTTGTTTTTGTATATTTTTCATATAAGTTAAATATCATTTTTTTTATAAAAAATAACTTCAAAAAAAAAATTAAATAATATATGGTTTATTTGCATTAATAATAAAATCATTTGAACCTATTTCTGTTTTAAATGTATTATTTGGTCCATAATTTACTAATATTCTTATTAAATCCTTATCTAAAGCTGGAAATTGTTTAATATTAGTACTGGATATATATTCTTGTTTTAATAATTCATCATATAAAATATTTATAAATGTTTTAATATCTGATGAAAACATATATTTATTGCTAATATAACCATCAATTTCTTTATGTCTATATCCAGTTTTAATTATCTTCATATAATCAATAATTAAAAGAGTATTATTATCACCTATACCATATTTATTATTATTTATTAATTTACTATTTGAAAAAGGTTGAATTAAACCAAAATCCCATATAACCCATAAAAACCCTATATTTTCTAAATAAAAATCTTTACCATAAAGATTATAATGATAATATCCACCTGGTTTTGTTTTATGATATAAAAAATTACCATTATGTGAATCGCGATGATAAGCATTAATATATTTATGAAAAAACATTAATGATAATATTACTTGAACTAATGAATTCCAAATAATTTTATCATCTCTATAATATAATGTTATAAAATAGTCATGATCATTTTCAGCTAGTTCATTTAAAGTAATTAGTAAATTATTCTTATTATGAATATTTTTAGGCAAATTAGATAATAATGATATAAATGATGATGAATTTTGTTTTATAAATGACGGAGATATATCACTTGAATATATAGTATGTAAATCTCTAATATTTTGTTTAGTACATTCTAATTTTCCAAAAGACATTGGAAAATGAGGACATTCTTCTTTAATAACACAATTTGTTAAATCTTTTAGCACTTTATATTCTTTAATATTATTACTATTTAATCCATCACTTATTTTTGTTGCAAATGTAAATAATTTTCCAAATTTTTTATTAGTTAATCTATAATGTGATAAAAATACAGAACCATATTTACTATCTGAACCAATTTGTTTATCTAATATTATGCGATTACCAATTCTATAAATCGGCTTACTATTAAGATATTTATATAATCTTAAACAATTATCATTATATTTTGTTCTTGATTCAATATATTTATGTAAAATTTTATAATATTTAATTCTATATTCAATATTTGACATTCTATTAATTTTCATTAAAGGGAATATAAATTTACCTATTTTTTTTTTGTTATAAGAACTATTATTTAAATATTTATTTTTTTTAATTAAAGATCTGAGATTATCTTCCATTTCTTTACGTTTAATTTGAATATTTAATATATCATCTTCCAAATTACTTGATGTTAAAGTTCTCATTTTAGGTGTTGATTTAGTATCTAAACTTGAAAATGATTTAAATGTAGAAGAAGATAACTGTATATTTGATTTATTTGATGATACTGATGATGGTGTTGTAATATTTTTAATAGATGATGATGATTTTCTTTTTGAAATTGGTTGAATATTTTCTGTTTCAAATGATTTAAAAGATTTATCACTACTATTACTTAAATTAAATGTTGAACTAGACAATCGTTCTTTTTTACTTGGAATAGATAATGTAAATATTGATGATGAACTTGTTGGTTTTTTAACAATTGTTTCAGATAATGCAAATATTGATGAACTTGTTTTAGGTAATAGTATTTTTCGTGGTCTTCCTCTAGTTTTTGGTTCTTTTTTTGGTTCTTTTGGTTCTTTTACTGTTTTTTTAGGTTCTTTTTTTGGTTCTTTTGGTTCTTTTTTTGGTTCTTTAGGTTCTTTTTTAGGTTCTTTAGGTTCTTTTTTTGGTTCTTTTACTGTTTTTTTAGGTTCTTTTACTGTTTTTTTAGGTTCTTTTTTTGGTTCTTTAGGTTCTTTAATTTTTTTAGGTCTCCCTACTTTTTTAGGACCGTCTATTAATAATTGTTTTAATTTTGCTTCATTATTACGTAAATATTCTTTATAATAATCACAGGCTTTATATGATGCATATTCTTTATTGGCATTATAATTATTAATACATTTAGAAAATGGTATATTATTTCTTGAACAATGTGATTTATATTGAATAAATGGATTAGGTTTTACACATTTCTCTCTTGCAATAGAATATTCACATATAGGAGGTTTACATATTTTTTCATATTGCATATTTATTCTATATAATATAAGGTTTTTTATTTATAATATTGTCGGGTTTTATAGTTGTAAAAGTTGAAATATTATCACACATAACTTTTAATAATTCTTTATTTAATTTTGATAATGATATAATATTACTTGTATTAGAATATTTATTTAATATTTTAATAATATATGTTAAAAATTTAATAATTGTTGGATTAAATTTTTTTGGATTTGCTAAAAATTTAGCTATTGGTTTAATATAATCAGTACAAATATTTATTGTTGTTTTATATTGTCCAAATTTATCATTATTTATTAATTTACTATTTGAAAAAGGTTGAATTAATCCAAAATCCCATATAACCCATAAATAGCCAATATTCTTCAAATAATAATCTTTTCCATAAATATTATAATGAAAATAACCAATTGGTTTAATTTTATGATATAGAAAATTACCACCATGAGCATCATTATGAAATGCATTAATATATTTATGAAAAAACATAATAGAAATAAATATTTGAGCAATTGAATTTAATAAATATTCATAATTATCACGATAATAAAATCTATATTTATTAAAATCACCTGATGCTAATTCATTTATTTGATAATATAAAGAAACATTATTATTTATTAAATCAGGATAATTTTTTGTTTTATTAATTTCAGTTTCTTTTATTTTATTTAATATTGAAATTTCATATTTACTTCTAATATTTTTATTATCACATTTAATTAATCCATATGTAATAGGAAAATGAGGACATTTAAATAATATAACCTGTTTTGTTAATTCAATAAGGACATTATATTCAATTTCATTATTAATTGAATAATTAATAACTTTAATTGCGAATTTATTTAATTTATTTAAATTATTTTGATTATTAATATCTTTTTCATAATGTGCTAAGAAAACAATTCCATAAGCGCTTTTAGATCCAATTTGTTTATCTAAAATTATATGATTACCTAATCTATAAATAGGTAAATTAGTAGTTTTATCATATTTATATAATCTCATACAAATATTTTTATGTTTTTTATTAATTGATGTAATATATTTTCTAATTATTAAAAAAAAATTAATACGATCAATAATATTAGCTGAAACTCTTTTTATGAAAGGCATAAATACTTTTTGTATTTTATTTGCTGCATTATTTTGATTTAAGGAACATTTTTTTAATAATTTTTTATATATAGTTCCTGTTTCATTTATTTTTCTCAATGTTTCTGGATTAACAGTTTTATTTTTAAGCCAAATTTCACATATATTTTTTGAATTTTTATTTAAAATTTTAGCACATTTAGATTTTAAACTTTTATAAATTGCACCATTTTCTGTGATTTTTCTTAAACTTGTAGGATTTTTATTTTTATTTTCTAGCCATTTTTCACATAATTCTTTTGTTATTAAATTATTTATTTTCATTCTTATATAAGTATTTATATAATTATATAAGGTGTTTTATTTATTACTTGCGATGGTTTAATATTTGTAAAAGATGGAATATTATAAAGAAAAACATTTAATAATTTTTGATTTAATTCTTGTAATTTTGTATAATCAAATATATTATAATATAATTTAATTTCATTATATAATAGTTGTATAATATTATATTCATTTGTAGATAAATATTTTTTATAATAATTAACTACATTTATTATTTTATCATAATCACAATTTATAAATGTATTTAATATAGTATTTCCTATTTTCTTCTTTTTTGTAAAATGAGTTGCAAATCCAAAATCCCATACTACCCATAAATAACCTATATTTTCTAAATAATAATCTTTACCATAAATATTATAATGAAAATAACCACCTGGTTTAATTTTATGATAAAGAAAATTACCAAAATGAGTATCATTATGATATGAATTTGTATAATAATAAAAAAACATCATTGATAAAAAAACTTGTGTAATAATATTAAGAAAATCTGATTTAACAGGTTGTATTAATAAACTATGTAAATCACCAGATGCTAATTCATTTATTTGTATTAATATTGATTTATTTTTATTTATAATTTCTGGAAAATAATGTTTTTTTTTATGTTTATCTTTTACTATAGAATAATCATCGGGATTATTACTTTTAGCTCGCGAATTATTACATCTTAATGAACCGTATGATATTGGAAAATGAGGACATTTTAATTCTATAACTGCTTTTGTTAATGTTTCTAAAATTTTAATTTCTTTTTGATTATCTTTTGATTGATCAGTAATTTTAACAGCAAATTTATTTAATTTATCAAATCTTGTTCCATATTTTATATTTGATTTAAAATGTGATAAAAATACTATTCCATATACACTTCGTGTTCCAATTTGTTTATCTAATATTATTTTATTACCAATTCTATAAATTGGTCTATTTGTTTTTGCATCTATATTATATAATCTCAAACAATTATTTTCTTCTTTAATTGATAATAAATATTTTTTAATTATTATAAAATAATTAACGCGATCAATAATATTAGCTGTAATTCGCTTAATATATGGCATAAATAATTTATGTATTTTTTTTACTGCATTCTTTTTTTTAGTTTCAGAATTTTCTAAACTTTTTGATGATGATATTAATTTAACTTTTTGATTTATGGGACAATTTTTTGATAATTTCTTATATATACTTCCATTTTCTTTAATTTTACGTTTTGTTTCTGGATTAATAGTTTTATTAGAAATCCATTTATCACAAATTTCTTTTTGAGTTAATTTTTCTTTTAAAGCACATTTTTTTGATAATTTCTTATATATACTTCCATTTTCTTTAATTTTACGTTTTGTTTCTGGATTAATAGTTTTATTAGAAATCCATTTATCACAAATTTCTTTTTGAGTTAATTTATTCATTTTTCTCTAATTATATAATAAGTTTTTATTATGTAGTATTTCCAGGTTTTATATAATTAAGTATTTTTATAAAATATGATGGTTTTATTACGCGTTTTGTTCCTATTATATAAGGTATTTTATTTATAATATTTAAAGGTTTTTTATTTGTAAAAGATGGTATATATTTAACTAAATAATTTAAAATATCATTATCTAATTTTTCTAATAACTTAATATTATTATTTTTATATTTATTAATTATTTGAAATAAATTTGTTTTTAATTTATTTTCATCTGCTGTAAATAAATGATTATAATTTTGTAATGCATCAAATAAATAATCATAATCATAATTAATATTTATATATTCATCGGTTAATGGTTGTATTAATCCAAAATCCCATATAACCCATAAATAACCTTTATTTTCTAAATAATATTCTATACCATTAATAATATAGTAAAAATACCCACCTGGTTTAATTCTATGATAAAGAAAATTACCAGTATGACAATCATTATGATATGATTTAATACGATCGTGAAAAAACATAATTGATATTAATATTTGAGTAATTGTATTAAATTTATCAGTATTTTGATCAAATCTTAAATAATTGTTAAAATCACCTGATGCTAATTCATTTATTTGTATTAATAAAGATTTATTTTTATTAACTAATTTTGGAAATAATTTTTTCTTATTATGTTTATCTTTAACTATTGAATAATCATCTGGATTATCACTTTTAGCTCGTGAATTATTACATCTTAATGAACCATATGATATTGGAAAATGAGGACATTTTAATTCTATTACTTCTTTTGTTAATTGTTCTAAAATTTTAATTTCTTTTTTATTTTCTTTTGTTTGATTAGTTATTTTAACTGCAAATTTATTTAATTTATCGAATTTTGTTCCATATTTTATATTTGATTTAAAATGTGATAAAAATACTATCCCAAATGCACTAGGAGAACCAATTTGTTTATCTAATATTATTCTATTACCAACTCTATATATTGGTTTTTTCGTTTTTTCATCTATATTATATAATCTAACACAGTTTTTAGTTTCTTTTATTGATAATAAATATCTTTTCATTATTGTAAAATAATTAACACGATCAATAATATTTACTGATGTTCTTTTAATATAAGGAATAAATAATTTATGTATTTTCTTAATTGCGCTTATTTTTTTTGTATTTGAAATTTCTAAACTTTTAAATGATTTAAAGGATTTAGGTTCTGATTTAACTAAACATTTCTTTTCAAGTTCCTTAAATATAGGTCCATTTTCTTTGATTTTACGTAAGGTTGCTGGATTTATAGTTTTGTTTTCTAACCATTTATCACATAAATCTTTTTCTGTTAATTTAGTTTCTTTTTTTTGATTTAAAGAACATTTTTTTTGAAGTTCCTTAAATATAGGACCATTTTCTTTGATTTTACGTAAGGTTACTGGATTTATAGTTTTGTTTTCTAACCATTTATAACAAATATCTTTTTCTGTTAATACAGGCATATAATATCTAATAATATAAGGGGTTTTATTTATAATATTTGATGATTTAATAGTAGATGAAAAAGATGAAACATTTTTAATAAAAAATTCTAAAATTTTTTTATCTAAATTATGTAAAAAGTTAATATTATAATAAAAATAACCACCAGAATTTATTTCTAGATAATTATAATCCTTTCCAAAATAATATACATCAATATATTTATGAGAAAACATTAAAGAAATAAATATATTTTTCTTTTTTGATAATAATAAATCTTTCAAATTACCATCAACAATTTCATTGATTTTTATATCTATTATTACATATTAATGATCCATAAGTAATTAAAAAATGAGGACATTTTAATACAATAGCATTAGTACTCAATTTTCTTTTTTATTACTTTCATCTTCATTTGTAATTTTAATTAATAATTAAGTTTTTTATATAAAAATATATTAGATCCTATTTTTTTTAATTTTAAACAATTATTATTACCCTTTAATGATAAAAAAATTTGATCAGATTTATATTAAAATCTTCCTTATCAGACGATTTAATAAAATCTACAATACATTTCTTTTGAAGGTTTTTATAAATAATTCCTGATTCTTTGATTTTACGTGATGTTTCTGGATTAATTGTTTTATTTAATAACCATTTATCACAAATTTCTTTCTTATTTTGATTTAAGGAACATAATTTTTCAAGTTTCTTATATACTTCACCATTTTCTTTAATATTGCGGGTTGTTTCGGGATTAACTGTTTTATCTAAAATTCATTTATCGCAGATTTCTTTTTCCGTTAATTTTTTCTTTTTTGACATTTATATTCTCTAAATATTAAACAGATAATAATGAAAAAATATGTTTTTATTATTGATTTGGATAGTACAATAATAGGAGATTGCAGTTATCAATTACAATTATATAATATTTCTAAAATAATGAATAATAGCAAACAATTAATAAATATTAATAAAATATTATCTCAATATTATAATGAAAAATCAAAATTAGTTCGTCCTCATTTTATATATTTTATAAATAAAATGCGTGAATTATATAAAAATGATGTATATTTTTATGTATATACTGCTTCTAGTAAAGATTGGGCAAATATACAAATAAAATTAATAGAAAAAGAAAATAATATAAAATTAAATAGACCTATCTTTACAAGAGAAGAATGTAAAGAATTTAAAAATAAAAAATTACAATCTTATACAAAATCAATTGATCCTTTATTAACTAAAATTAAACCTAAAAATCCTGAAATTATAATTATTGATGACAGTGATGTTTATACTGATTTTAAACATGTTCAAATACAATGCAAACCTTACAATTATACATCCTTTTGCGAAATTTATCAAGTATTGCCTGATAAAATGCAAAATGATTTAGGAAAAGGAATGATTTGTCCATATAATAAAGATAATTGTAGTATTACAAATAAAATGAAATTATATAAATGGTTATATAAAAAATGTAAAGAAGTTAATAAAAATAATAAGAAATATTTATTAGATAATTTTTGGCTTAATTTAGCAAAAGTTATTGATGCAAATAAAATTACTGATTTTAACAGTAATGTAATAAAACAATTAACTTTAATTGCAAATAATTAAAATTTTTTAAATATTGTAACTAACATATTTATTACAATAATTACTATTGTAAATATAAAATAACCAATAAAATGGACCAGCAAATAATGCCATAACTAATCCTGCAACTTTATCTCCAATTGATGAATTATAAAATAAACATACAAATGAAGCTATAAATGCAACAAATCCAGATATTATCCAAATAGAAATTAATAATCCTATCCAAAAAAAGTAAATAATTTGTGGTCCAAATCCTGATAATAATAACAATGCAAATATACTATTATAATTTTCTATATCTTCAGCTTTTAATTCAATTGGTACAGATGCTTCTGTAGTAGTAGTACTCATATTATTATTAATCTATATATTATTAATATATTAATAATAATATTGATTAGAGTTGCAATAATTAATATTATAAACATAATATATCCAATAAAATGGACCAGCTATAATACTAAAAACTACACCTAATATTTTATCTTTCATTGATGAATTATAACCTAAACACATCATACTAGCAATAAACGAAATAATACCTCCTATAATCCATATTAATAAAAATATTAAAATTATAAATGATAATATTGTATCTGCTTTTTCAATTTTTTGTTCTTTTGTTGCCATCTATATTATATAAATATATATTTATTTATGTAATTGAATATGATAATAAACACACATTAAAAATGTATCACATAAATCATCTTTTTTTTTATGAGAATTTATTATTGTTAAAATCTCATCATTTTTATAAGCAGTTTTTAATAAATGTGATGTATAATAAATAGCATCTAATTTATTTTGTTTATGTTTATTTGATACGACAATATCACTATATTTATCCATTATTTTTAATTTATGTTTAGGTGATACATAAATAGTCTCAATATCTAAATTTAAATGTTTTCCAATTAATTTAAAATATGTATTTATACATGTTTGAATTGTTCGCATTATAGAAGTCATTTGACATTCAATCAATATTATTAATTTATCTTTTGTATTTTCAAGATTTAATTTAATCATTAAATCATCTAAAAATTCAATTGTATTATCAATTATATTCTGAATATTATTTTTACTGCAATTTAAATCAATCTTATCAATTGCTTTTATTATTAACTCATTATCATTATCATTATCATTATCATTATCATTATCATTATCATTTTCATTATCATTAATAATAGCAAAACAGTATGCCATATTTTTAATGCCAATATCAAAAGATAATAATTGTTTCATAATAATATATATAATATATGAAAACTTTATTTATATTTAGAAGAGATTTGCGAATATATGATAATACTGCATTAAATATGGTAAAAAATAAATATCCAAAATCAGAAATATTACCTATATTTATATTTAACAAAAAACAAATTGATGAAAATGAAAATAAATATTATTCTAAAAATGCAGCACAATTTTTATTTGAAAGTTTAGAAGAATTAGATTTTATGAATTATTATTATACGGATAATGAACTATCTATTTTAGATGAATTATATAAAAAATTTAAATATGATGTTATTTCTTATAATAAAGATTATACACCATATGCAAAAAAAAGAGATAATGAAATTAATTTATGGGCTACAAATAAAAAAATAGAAATTATTACATATGAAGATTATACTTTACATAATATGGGAGAAATTACTAAAGATAATAAAGAACCTTATTTAAAATTTACACCTTTTTATAAAAAAAGTATTTTAAAAAAACCAAGATCATTATTAACAAATAAAACTTTTAATTTCATTAAAGATGATAAATCATTATTATTATCTTCACTTAATTTTATACGACCAACTGTAAATAAATTTATTTTAGTTAATGGAGGTAGAAAAAATGCATTAATTATATTACAAAAACTTAAATTTGGCAAATTTAATAATTATGATAATGAAAGAGATTATCCATTTTTAGATAAAACAACTAAATTAAGTGCATATATTAAATTTGGCTGTTTAAGTATTCGTGAAATATATTATACATTACATATAACACATGGAATAATTAGAGAATTATATTGGCATGATTTTTATGCAATAATAACAAATTATTTTCCATATGTATTAAATGGACAATCTTTTATTAAAAAATATCAAAATATTAAATGGAATAATAATAATGAGTTATTAGAAAAATGGAAAAATGGATTAACTGGTTTTCCGTTAATAGATGCTGCTATGAGGCAATTAAAAATATCTGGATGGATGCATAATAGATGTCGAATGGTTGTTGCATCATTCTTAGTTAAAAATTTATTAATAGATTGGAGAAAAGGTGAAGAACATTTTGCAAAATCATTAGTTGATTATGATCCATCTTCAAATAATGGTGGTTGGCAATGGTGTGCATCAACTGGAACAGACAGCCAACCTTATTTTAGAATATTTTCGCCAACATTGCAAATGAAAAAATTTGATAAAGATTGTGAATATATAAAAAAATGGATACCTGAATTAAAAGAAATATCAAATAAAATAATTTTAAATTGGGAAACAAAACAATATCCAAATATTAATTATCCAAAACCTATTATTGATACAAAAGAAACATCTAAATTATTTATAAAAACATTTAAAGAGATTTATTAATAATAAATCATTTACGATATAATGAGTAATTTGAATTTAGCTTTTTATAGTTATTTTTTTGGTAGCAATGATAATCTAGGATTTGCTATACCAACTATAGAAAATTTGAAATATAAATGTTATTATTATACGAATAATAAGACAATTTATGATAAATTAAAAGAAACTAGTTGGATTGGTATTTTTATTGATATAGAATTTAAAGATGATATATATGAACCTAATATGTATGGTAAACATCTTAAAGCAATGCCACAAGAATATAAAGAACTTAAAGATTATGATTATTTATTTTTTTTTGATAGTAAATTTCCAGAATTAAATGAAAAATTTATAGAAGATAATATACAAAAATATTTTATTAATGATAATAAAGCATTATTATTAAGATATCATCCATGTATTACTAATCATGTTATGTCAGAATTTAATTTAAGTATGTTTCAACCAAGATATTATGATGAACGCGAAAGATATTATAATTATATTCAAAAACAAGTTGCATTAGGATTTAAAGATATAGATGATTATCATTGTGCGACAAGTTATTTATTAAGAAATATGAAACATCAAAAAATAATAGAATTAAATACAATTTGGTACAATAATATTCAAGAATGTGGCATTCAATGTCAAATTTCTTTCTTCTTTGTTAAACAATTGTTTAAAAATTATATTGTACCAATTAAAGAAAGACCTTTTAAAGATATTAATACAACTTTATACTATTAAATATACATTTAAAGAGATTTAAATCATATCCTTAAATACTTTTGTAATACTAGGAAGAGTAATATAAATGCATTCATTTTTGATTGAAGATTTTTCACAATATTTTTTATAAGATTTATATAAATTTACAACTAATTCTTTAATATTAGCAAATGATGTTTCATATTTTAAATTATATTTTTCAATTATTTTTTCTAAGTCTTCAATTGATGTATCAGATTTAATATTTGCAATAATATCATATGGTATATTTTCATATTTAATAAAATTACAATGAATAATATCTCTCAAATGATTATATTTCTCTGTTTCTATTATTTCTTTTTTTAATTGTTCTTTATCAACATATTCTATTTTATTATCTACATAAAGTTCTAATAACTTTATTTTTGATATTTTATGTAAGTTTTCACATAAAATATTTTTTCGTAAATAATGCATATTTATACTATTAATTAATTCTAATTTTGTTAATTTTTCTTTATTCATTGTATTCATTATTAATGAATTTTAAAAAATCATTTTTTTATTATTATTAATTCAAAAAAAACTATATAATAACATTTTATTATTATTATAAAAAACAATAATGACAACTGAATTTCACAATGAAAAGTTCTTTGAAAATGCTAATGGTATTTATTTTAAATCTGGTTATCCATCACAATGGTATATTTCACCATTTACTATTAATAATAAAGAATATAATTGTTGTGAAAAATATATGATGGCTGAAAAAGCACGATTTTTCGGAGATGTTGATTCTGAGATATTTATTATGAATTCAGATGATCCTAAAGAACATAAAAAAATTGGTAGAAATGTTAAAAATTTTAATGCTGATAAATGGAATGAAGTTGCAGATGATATCGTTTATAATGCAAATTATGCTAAATTTACTCAGAACCCCGTATTAAAACAAAAATTATTAAATAGTGGTGGTAAAATATATGTTGAATGTTCTCCATATGATGCAATTTGGGGTAATGGTATGAATATTTCTGATACTCTTAATACTTCTATTGAAAATTGGAAAGGAACTAATCGTCTTGGATTAGCTATTATGAAAGTTCGTAATACTTTAAGAACTAGTCAAAAATAATTGAAATTTTAAAAAAATTATTTAGCATCTTCTGATACAACTGAAGCAGCATCTGTTTCTTTTTGTTTTTTCCATTGTTCTGTTGCTTTTTTCATTCGTTCTTTTGGATTACATCCATCATTTTTAAGAAGTGCCATTTGATCTTTAATAAATAGATTATAAAGAGATGGAGCTTTTTTAGGTTTATCTACACCATTTTTATCAGTATTTTTATTTGATTTATGTGCATCTTTTAATAATTTAACTAGATCAGCAATTGAATATGAATTTGAAATATCTACTGATGATACAAATTTATCAATAATTTGTTTAGTTGTTGTCATTTATTTATTTGTAATATATATATCTTATGTTTATATCCATTTAAAATAATCCAAATAAAAATATATAATAATATTTTATTATTAAATTAATAATAAAATGAATAATAATTATAAAGTTTATCAAGATTTTGAGCCAGTTGTTTTTACTAAAAAATCTAAAACATCATATGTATCTCAAAAATCTAAATCTAATATTCATATTGATACTAAAAACGATACTGATGAAATAAAACCTATTATTTATTATCCACTTGAAAAAATAAATATTATTAAACAAGCAAGAGAAGCTGCTAATTTATCACAAAAAGAATTATCCAAAAAAATAAGTCCAGTTATTCCAGATGATTTTATTTGTAAAATTGAATCTAGAAAATATCCATATGATGATAAAACTTATAATAAAATATTACAAGTTCTTAATATTAAAAAAAAATAATTTAAATCATATTATCTAATCTAGTTTTTATTGTATTTATTTCAGTTTTTAATTCTTTTATTGATTCTATTATCAATCCTGCCAAATTTCCATATGCTACATTATAATATCCATCCTTATTTATTGAAACAGCCTCGGGCAATATCTCATTAACCTGCTGTGCTATTATTCCTGTTTGTCTTTTTGATGTTCCTGTACTTCCAATCAATTCATATGTTATTCCTTCTAATGTACATAATTTATTTAAGGCATTATCAATAACTCTTATATTAGTTTTAAGTCTTGCATCAGATGTTGATAAAAGTGCTCCATTAAAATATAACTTAAAACCATCATTATAATTTATTTCTAATGCATTTACATAATTATTAGCAATATTAGTATCTATAAATAAATTATTATCATAATCATTTAAATTATACTTCCATATCCCAAAACTCTCATTTTCTAATCCTATTTTATATATTGAATTATAATCTCTATTAATACCGGTTATATTTTTTGTTATTTTATTATTAAAATGTATAAATGATTTAGATGTACATGAATTTAATGTTATAAAATTATCATTATCTGGAAAATTATTTATTTGAAATAAATTATTATTAATATTATTTATATTATTTCCATTTATTAATATTCCTCCTTTATAACTATCTCTAAATCCTACTGCAGGATTTAATATTATATTTCTTGTATTTAATTCAAAATTTGTTGTTGATGATATATTATTCATTAATGATAATATATTATCATATAACGATGATCCATCACTATTATATATATCGCCTTTTAAATATATATTATTAGTTTCTATATTTCCTGTTGTTTTTAATGTTCCTTGCGAATTTATATTTAATAATTTTGTATCATTTAAATATATCTCATAATCATCTGTAAAACTATAAATATTATGTGCATTATTATAAATATTTCTTTGTGTTATTAATGGTAATTTAGCTGTTGTTTTAACATATTCTATTGATAATTCACAACTTTCATATTTATAATAATTATCTTTTATAATAATATTTATAGGAATATTATATAATACATTCTTTATTTTTACTGGATATACTTTTAATTTATTTTCTATATATGGATTTTGTAAATTTGATGATATTCCTGTAATCGATCTTAAATAATCAACTGTATTTTCTATTATTATTGTATCATTTATTCTAGTATTTGTTATAGTATTTACAAATTTACCATTATATAAACTAGTAGGTACAATATTATTCAATCTTATCAAATTATAACTATAATTTAATAATGTAATATTTAATGATGGTAATATAAATGACGCATATTGATCAAATTTAATATAATTCTTAATATTTATTTCATTAACTTGATATGTTTTTAATATTGTACTTATATCTGCAGGCTGAACTATTCCTCCTAATGTAAAAGTTGTTAATAATACTTTTGTAGTAGTGGAATTAGCAACTGCATATTCAGTAATTCCTGGTGCATTTGTTACATCAGTTGTAGTAACAGAAGGTTGTGTGTGATATATTGTTTTTGGTATTTTATATTTAAAACTAGGTAGACTTATAATGGGTTGTAGTTCTATTATTATATAATTTTCATTATCTACATAATTATAACTAATATTTACATCATTTACTTCTAATTTAGGCATTAAATCAATTGTATTTGTTAGAGGAATATAATCAAAATTAAAAGTAGGAGTAATATTATTGTAATTTGCAACTACATTATTAAATTGATATGTTATATCACCTAATATAATATTTGATGAATAATAAAAATTTGTTGTTGAAAATTCATAATCTGTATTTATATTATCTAAATTAGAATAATAAATACCTGTTTCATTATATATTACACCTAATTTATCATTTACTAGAATATTACTATTTACTATTAATGGCAGTGATGATACATAATTATTTTTTAATTCTAATGCTGATTTATTATTAAAACTATTAACAAAAATACTTGCATTTTCATTAATATTTGAATTAATTGCAATACCATTTGATGTTATACTAAAAATATTTTGTGAATTATAATTAAAATTAAAATTATTTGATACAGATAATTGCCAATTATTATTATTATTTTGTGAAAATCCTACTAATATAGGATTTGTTGATTTATTTGTTAGTTTTAGCAAATTATAAGCAGTATTATCATTAATATGAACAATTGTATCCTCATTTATACATTTTTTATTATCATCATAAAAAATACCACCTCCAATATTCATTATATTAATATCATTTAATGTTGTATAACACGAAAAATAAGGTTTGTTTGCTAAATTCTTCCTTGTTATTTCAAATAATGAATTATTGATTGATGGATTTATTGTATAAAAATTATCTCTGTGAAATATATGTGATATTTTTAATGATACACCATCTATTATTGATGAATTGAAATCAGATGATTGTTTTAATGTATCTATCAAATTTAAATCTATTGATGCTGATGATTTTAATGATAAATCTCCACTTGATGATATAAATGTTCTTGATCTGCAATTAAAACTACCTGCACAACTATCATAATTATTATTATATATATAAACAGCTGAATTTGTTTCTACATCATTTATTGTTTCCAACCATCTTGAATTATTATTATCATGTCCAATTATTAATGATCTTGTTGGATATATTTTAATATTATTACCTATAATTAAAACATCTGTATTTTGCCCAGCTGTGCTTACAGGTGTAATTGATTTTATTGATGAATTTATAGAATATGATAAACTTGCAAATAATACTATTTGTTGAGATATATTATTCCATGTTAAATTTAAATGAGTATTTGCATATTCAATCATAAAATTTAATAATGGAATTAATGATAATGATGTATTAATATAAATGTCTATATAATTAGATAATAATTCAACAAATATTGATAATGTATTTGATAAATTATATGAATTATTTATAAAATTTATATATTTATTTGTAATATGTAATATATATTCTAATAATATATGTTTATCTACTATATTTTCAGATATATATATAATATCTGTTCTGATTTCTATTAATAAATTTATATTATATTCTATATTTGCTATTGTTGTAATATAAATATCATTTAAATCTTCATCTAATTCAAATATATAATTATAACTCAAACAAATATTTATTATATCTATTTTAAAATTATCCATAGTTGATTTTAAATTATTAATATAATTTTGAGTTGTATTTATTCCAACCATTATTTCATCATCATTTACATAATATAATAAATTTGAACTATAATCTGGATTAAATGCTGATATTTGTAAATCCAGATTTATTGCAGTATCTTTATTTATAGTTGATTGTTGTAAATATGTATCTATATTTGTATTTATTGAATTAACTATTCTAGTTGTTAATGTTATATTATTTACAGCCAAATTTGAATCAATATTATAATTATTATTATTTAATTCTGAATATAATAATGGATACTTATCAATCAAATTATCATAAATATTTGAAATATTTATATATATATTTGATGAATATATTTTATTATTTATTAATAAAAATGCTTTATTGTCATCATTATCTATATTATTATCATTATATAGATTATTACAAATAATATAAGTATTTGATGTTATTATCATATCATTTGATGATATTATTGCAAAATTTGATGTAATTATATTTATATTTGATATATAATTATAATAATTACTAGATGCTATATAAATATTTGATGCTACTATTTTATTATTATTACCTGTTATAAGTATATTTGCAATATCTGTAATATGATTTTGATTTTTATAAATATTACTTAAATTATTATAAATATTTATTGAATCTGTTAAATAATTGCTAGTTAAAATTTTATAATTATTAGCAATTGGTATATAACTAGTTATATAATTATTAATATAATTAAGATTACTATTAATATTTGATGATATTTTATAAGTTTCCATTGAATAATTTTTATTATTTGATGTATTTCTATATAAATCAATAAAATCTACTAATGATGTGTCATGATAAAAAGTACTTGATAATTCATAATTATTATTTTTATTAGTATTTAAAGTTATTTTTAAATTATTTGCAATTAATGTATAATTATTAACTACATTTGAATTTTCATAAATATTAGAAATATTTGATGAATGTATTGTATATTCTTTAGCTATATTTGAAATTAAAGTATAATTACTATATGCAATATTACTATTTATAAATGCACTATCTAAATAACTTTTAATTGGCATTGCTAATAATTGATAAATATTATTTGTATTATTTGTATCTATAACTAATAAATTACTTGTAATATTAATATTTGTTTTAATTGGAATTAATATATTATTAATATTATTATAAGAATTATAATAAGTTTTTAAATTATTCATTAATAAAATTAAATTAATATCATTATTTGATGAAAAATTTGCATTTTCTTGTATTATACTTCCATAATTGCCAATATCTATTGTTTCATTTATAAAATTATAATAATAATTACTTGTGATGATATATTCATCATATAAAAATATTTTTGATTTATTAGCTATTGATATTATTGAACTAATCGGATTTTCAATTACTACATTTGAAACATTATTATAATATAGTACTGCATTTGTGTATATATTTGATGAATAATATAAATTACTATAACCATATTTAGTTATAATATTAATATCTGAATTATATATTATATTCGCATAATCTGTTTTCATTGAATTTGATGTTGTTCTTGATGTTAATACTATATCTGATATTGATGTATTAATTAGATTTAAGGAAGTATTTGATGAGTTTTTTGTTCTTAAATAAAAATCATTGATTGTATCATAAATATTACATGATAAATTGTAATTACTATATGAATAATTTAAATTACTAAAAGCATTTACTCTCAAAACATTAGAATTTATAATTAAAGGTTCATCTGTATAGGTAGGAGAAATACTATATAAATAATTACGAAGTAAATCATTATTTGAAGTATAAGCATTATTAATATTTGATGAAAAATTATTAATATATGTCAAATAATTGCTAGTATTGTTTGAAGTTGTTATAATATAACTATTATAACTATTAACTGATGCTAATAATATGTTATTTAATTCATAATTATTTGATGTTAATATATAATTACTTGCAGAATATTTAATATTTGTATTTTTGTTAGCATCCATTTTGTCATCTAATATATTTATATATGCATTATATGCTAAATTACTATTTGCAAATGATATTTTCTTTGGATGATTTGGAGATAAAATTGTATCAAAATAATATATATTATTACCTAATGAATAAATCTTATTTATTATTGTTTCAACTGGATTTGGTGAAAATAAAATATTATTATCATTAAATTTATAATTTCCTTTAATATTTATTGAACCATCAATATCTATATCTCCTGTTATTTTAACATTTCCTGTTATTCTCAAATCTTCCTTATTTTTATTAAAATCTGACGCATTTTCATAAGTAATAGGATTATTTATATCTATATAATATTTATCATTATCATAATATAAATTTATACATGATTTTTTAGGTTTATAACTATTTTTCATATATCCAAATTGTAATGGACCAGCATAATTTGTATCATCTGTAATATGATTTTTATAAATATACCATTTATTTTTAGATACATAACTTAAATTTGTTGAATCATCGCAAAATTCAATACCAGAATATCTTGAATTATCTGATGATCTATAAAAACTAATAACACTGTTATTAATCTTATTATTATTAATATTTATATTTTGAATTTTTAATGGTATTGTTATTTTAGGATCTTCAAATTGAACTCCTAAACCAATATTTGCATTCTCTATTATCGCATTAATTGAATTTAAATATTTAATTGAACATAATTTATTATTACCCTCATAATATCCTTCATATGAATTAATACCACCATTAACATTTAATTGTTTTCTATTTATCCCATTTTCATTATTAATATTTAAATGTGATATATAATTTAAATTATCTTTCTTTATTATCATATCACATTCATATTCTATATTATTTTTTCTGATATAATAATTTGATGTAATTATATCACCATTTATATCTAGAGTTTTAATTGGTCTAATTGTATTTATTCCAATTTTATTATTTTCAAATATTCCTAAATTAGGAGGTGTATTATTTATTTTTGTTTTATTCTTACCTGCATAAAAATAAATATTATTCCATGTTGAACTATTTTGTGTTAAAAATACTAAACTATTATCTAATCTATGGTCTAATGTGTTTAATTTTGTATGTCCTATATATGCAGATGATCCATATGGTGTTATTGTTGTATCATGTAAATATAATTCATATTGATTTTTTTGCGTTTCTTTATGTTTATAAATATTTATAATATCACTATTATAATTAGCATCTGATATATTTGTTGTTTGTCCTCCAACATTAATATAATTAGCTAATGTAATATCATCCATTATTCTTTCCGGTATTGCTGTAAATTGTGATGGTGATGTTGTTCCAACTAGAATATCTATTGCAGTTCCTTTATAATAAATAGTATCAGTTACATTAATAGATTTGGTTGATATACTATTATCACATGTTAATGATGTAAAAGTCGCAGAACCTGAAAAAACACATGAATTATTAAAATCACATGTGCCGTCTCCTGAAACTATTAAATCATTATTAATATTTAAATTAGTTGCTGTTAAAGTATTATTAACATTTAAATTATCTGTTATTTCTGAATTTCCATATATCATTAATTTATATTTAGTTTCATTTGTTCCAATATAAACATTTGAATTAAATTTAAATATATCTTTATTAAAATCACCTCCCCTTATTTGATTTGCATTTAATGTTAATCCCGCTCCCTGTCTCATATATAAACTATCTAATGATTTTGGTTGTTTTGACATATAATCATAAATAATCATATTATCAGCATATAAATTTCCTTTTACATGCAAATTTGCATATTCTTCTTTATTTGTAATTGTAATATATCCACTTGCATTATTATAATAATAATAATCATATCTTATTTTATCTGAAACTGCTAATTTATCTAAATTTATTAATACTGAACCTGTTGTATCAATCGCCAATGAAGGTAATTGAAATGATGTGTAATCAGGTGTATTTACTCTGTCATTATCTTTGATATATAAATTATCTATTTCAGAATATGTTTTACTAATATTAAAATGCAATGGCATATTTTTTGATGTAATTATATGAAATGGTGAATTATTTACTCCTCCAATTATTCCACAACTAAATTTTGTCGAACTATCATCAGTACCATCATTATTTTGAATAACAAATTGAATATTACTTACATTATTATTACAATGTCTTGATATTTTTAATGGATTTGTATTATTATTAGCATTTGTCATTGTTCCTAGTGTTAAATTTTGTGTTGTATATATATTATCTTGCAAATAATCTTTTACTGAATAAAATAATAAATGCGATGATAATCTATTTAATACTTGATTAAAACTTTTAATATTCGTTGATAATGTTAATATATCTATATCATTTGATAATAATATACTTTCTGCTGTTATAGTACCTAAACAATGTATATTACCTTCTACTATTAATGATTTATTTGCTAATGATAAAATTTTATTTCTTGATGTATTAACACCAACTGCTTTATCAGTAACAACTAAATTATGCATATGATTTAAATTGTTAGTATCTAATGCAACATTATGACTACTATTAAAAATATCACCAACTGCTAAATAAGTTCTTATAAAATTATCTCTTGTTAAATCTAGATTATAAATATTAGATAATCCAATACCAATTGAATCAATTTGTATTCTCGTATAATCCATTTATATTTATATATAAATAATTTTTACTAACTGTTTATATATTAAAAAAAATAATAATTATAATATTAATTTTATGTTCCTGGTTCTATTTTTGCGTCTTTATTAATAATTTTTTTTAATTCACTTTTAATTTCTTTTAATTGTGCATTTATTTGTTCATGATTAGCAACTTCAGAAGCTGTTGCACTATATGTATAAGCTAATAAATGTTTAAAAACATTATTCATATTTTCTTGCTTTATTGGAGATTGTGATTGAACTAATGGAAATAAATTTAAAGAATCAATATATTTATTTCCATCTTCTGTTGATAATATTTGAAATAAATTTTTATATATTTTATTATAATTTAATGTCATTTCATTTAATTGGTCATTTGTTAATTCTGATCCTGGAATTTGTTGCATTTTTTGTTTATATTCTGTAAGTTGCTGTTGTCTTATTAAGGCATTCATTCGTTTTTGATATTCTTCAGGTGTTTCATATACTTGTTGTTGCTGTGGTTGATATAATAGCTGTTGCTGTTGTGGTTGATATAAAGATGTCATTATCTATTATATAATAATTTAAAAAAATTAATCACTTGTTCTTATTTGCCCATAATAAATTAATGCTTCTTTACTTACATTATTTTCTGCATCTTTTTTAGAAAATCCTGTTGCTGTTGCAATTGTATCACCTAATCTATTTTTAACACTATAATTAAATATTTTAACACAATCTTTTGTTATTATACCTAATTCACAGAATTTAGGCGTATCTTGAATAGAATGTTGCATATATGATACTAACATATCCTTGTAATTTGTTTTTTGTATAATTAATTCACTGAAATCAATATAATTTTCTATTATATATATTATCCATTTTTCAGCAATATAATAACCTGCACCTGTTAATGGCATTAATTTGATCTTATCAGGCATAATAACACTATCATCTGCATTTTGAAAATCTGTATATAAAGCACCTATAAAAGCTTCAAATATATCTTCCATTATTTTATAATTACTTCGTCCATTTGCATCTTCAACTTGTTTTGATATTATTGCAAATCTTGCAAATCCAATTTCATTTGATAAAAATCCTAACATTTTACCATTAACTATTCTAGTCCGAATTTTTGATAAAAATCCTTCGTTTTGATCCGGAAAACGAAAATAAAGATAATTAGCAACAACCATATTCAAAATTGCATCCCCTAAAAATTCCAATCTTTCATATGACATATCTTGCAATGCTATACAATTTTTAGGACAATTCATATTTCCTGTTGCAAAATCTGCATTTTTCATTGTACAATATGATTTATGAATAAATGCAGTTCTATATAAATTAATATTATTATATTTAACATCTGATAAACCATTAGTATTTAAAAAATTTACTAAATCATCATGATTTAACATAATATTATTTGCATTATAGGGCAATTCATCATTTTGGATTATTTTTGTTTTATTATGAATACTTTCAATTTTCTTCATTTTTATTATTATGAAAGAATTATTCATAATAACATTATATCATTTTTTTATATTGGACCTGTTGGTTCAATTAAATCATTAAATTCTATAAATATTTCATAATTATTATTATTTATTAAAAAAATTTTATAATAATTTAAATATATTATATCATTTTCTATAAATCCTTTTTCATTTAAACCATTTAAAATAATAATTAATAAGTTATCATATTCGAAATATGGAAAATATGCAAAATTAGGTATATCATTTTTTAATATATACCGTCTAATATAATTTATTATATCATATACAGCAATAATACCATTAGAAGAAGCCATAAAATACAAAAATAAAATTAATAATTAATCATTTTTTGTTAATAAATATTCATAATTATTATTTACGCGTTTAATTATAATCATATTAATATTCTTATTTATTATTATTACTGTTTTTTTATTAATATCTATTTTATTATATTTATTTTTCCATAATTCTAAACGTTCTATCAATGATTTTAGCGACTTATTTGATATATATAAATTAAATAATTTATGTAATCCATATTTCCAATATAATTCTGATACATTTAATCTTGAAATTTCTCCAACTTCTGTTATATTAAAATTTTCAATTGATTTATTCAATATTTCATTATAATTCTTTAAGATATTACTTATATTAAATAAACCATCTATTATTCTATTGTCCCATTTCTCCAATACTGGTAAAACTTCATTTCTTATTTTACCTCTCTGACACCAATCAGGAGTGCTATTTTTTAAATATGGCAAATTATGTTTATTTGCAAATTTATAAATATCATCTTTTTTTATATCAATCAATGGTCTTATAAAATTAATATCATCAATTATTGTTTGATATTCAACTCCTAATAAATTTTCATATTTATTATTATAAGCTATATTTGTTAATATATTCTCTAAACAATCATCTTTATTATGTCCCAATATTACAACCGGGTTTTTATATCCTTCTTGTAATTTTTTATATGAATTAAATCTAACTTTTTTTGTGTATGTCTCATAAATATCTCTTAAATCATTTAGCATACATTTATTTCTGTTAATTTCAGTAATTTTTCTAACATATAATTCAATATCTAAATGAAAACATAGACAACTTAAAAATTTAACTTCATCTTCAACTTCTTGGCGATTATTATAATTAATATGAATTGCAACTATTTTTATATTTACATTTTCTTTATAATAATTATGAATATTATATAAACATACAACTGAATCAACACCTCCTGATAAACTTATTATTATTATATCCACATTAAGTTTTTCAAATTTTCCAATTTTATATAATTGTTTTAATGATATCTCTAATGATGGATCATTATCTAAAATATTTCTATCAAATAAAATTGGATAATTATAATAATCTAATTCTTCTTTAAAATTTGCTCTTGTATATGTAGCTTTAATAAAATTCTTTGGAATTTCTGATGTTAATTTCCAACATTCATCCATCACAAATAATAAATTTTCTCTAATATTAGAATGTCTATATACTAACATATAAAAACTCCAATCATTTATATTCAAATTTTTTATAAATAATTCTGTCTTATGTTTATTTGCAATTTCTAATGCTTTATTATTAAAATAAATTAATATATGATTACTATATTCATTTCTATAATAATGTCTAGTTAATTGATCATATATTAATATTCCCAATATCGGTTTTAATTCAATATCATATGAATAGTCATCTATTAAATGACTATAATTATCTGATAAATATTTATCATTTTCATCATTCTGATTAAACCAATATTGTTTTCTATCAATCCAATCATCATAAAATTTGGTCATTATAATTATAATTATCAACAAAAATAAATCAATTTTTTAAAATATTTTATTATAATATGGCATCTATTAATATAGCAGTTGTTGGTGATGGTCCAATTGGAAACTTAGTTATTTCTAGATTACTTATTGAACATTATAAAAATAATAAAGAAGATAGTAAAGATATTAAAATAGCACATCATACAAGTACTAGAATTAAAGATAATGGTTATACAAGAAGACATATATTATTTATTACTGATAAATTAGTTAAAAATTTAGAAAAAAATGTTTTAGCATGTGAAGATTGCCTATATAATGTTTCAAATAATCATAGATTAACAGAAGAAACATATGATGAAGAAAAATTATTATTTTCTACAAGAGTTTTAGAACAAATATTATTTAATAATATAAATGAAAAAAAAGATACTTTCTGTAATGGTCCAAAATGTATTTTTACTAATATTGTAAATGATGATAAAAAAGATGATTATGATTATTCAACATATGATTATGTTTTTTTTGCAATTGGTAGTAATTCACCATATATAAGAACAAAATATTTTTATGATGAAGGTACTAAGGATTTTAATACTATTAAAATTATTTCAGATGAATCAGAACCAATTGTTGCTCTTTATTTAGAATTAGGACCAATTAAATATGATGATACTATATTTGATAAAGATAAAAAAAGTTTTATTAAATTTGTTAATAAAACTGAATTAAGCAACGCAGGTATTGATATATATGAATTAGATATTTTTGCAAATATTATATATGCATTTCATGATAAATTTAATGAATTTATTAATAAAACAATGCCAAATAACATTAAAAAAGGAACAATATTAAAATCAAAAATTGTTAATGATTTATTTAAAAGATCAAATTTATCACTTGAAGGGTATTTAAATTTTACTGACTATATATATATGTTTACATTAGCTATAAATACTATACAATTTGTATTTAAAGACAAAGAAATTTTTGACATGTATATTGACCATATACGTGGAAAAATTAGAACACATCAAATAAATACTAAATCATTAGATATGTATACAAAAATAATAAATAATGATAAATATATTAATGAATTATTATTAAAATATTCAAATTTAATAGTAAAAATATTAAATGAAATAAATAAAACAAATAAATTAGGTTCATCATCTAATTGTTTAGACCGCACTTTTTTAGTAAATATTGTTCAACAATCATTAAATAGTTATGGTATTATTAATTATAATAAATTAGTATATGCAACAAAAAAAGATAACACTAAGTTTTTTATGATTGGTGATATGGCAAATGCTTATACACCTGGTATTTCACTTGAAATAGGTGTTAATTTTGTTAATTATATAATTCCAATGTTTTATAAATTTTATATTGCAAATAATAAAACTGAATTAGACTGTAATAAATTAGATATTATTACTATTTTACAGGAATTATTAGATAAATCTGAATATTCAGATTTATTTAAAAAAAAAATAAATAATGGTATTAAAGATACAGAAATTGAATTAGGATCTTTAATAGAAAATATTAAAAAAAATTATGAAGCTAATTTAAATACATTATGTGATAATAATGATGTATTTTTAACATATTATAATATTGTATTATTAATACAATATATTAATAATGTTAATTTAATAATTAAAAATAAACAAATAATAGCTATTTCAAAAATATTTGATCCAGATGATTATAAAATAATTGATAATGAAATAGAAAGAACTTTTTTAAATTTTTAATTGATAAATATCATCAACTAAACCAAAATTAATTGCATCTTCTGCATTCCATTCCACATCTTTTTTTAAAATTTTTAGTAATTTTTTTTCTGTTAATGATGTTTTATCTACATAAATCTCCATTAAATGTTCTTGAACTTTTTTAAAATTACTTACTTCCTCTTCAATATAAGTCATTTTACCCCATACTCCTGAACGTAATTCATGAATTAACATATATGCATTTTTGCCAATATATCTTTTAGTTCCACAAACACTAATAATAGTTCCTGCTGATGCAACATATCCATCAATAACTGTATAAATTGGCAATGTTAAACTATTCATACAATCAATAATACTAAAAGCAGAATGAATAGAACCACCATTTGTTGTTAAATGTAAATAAATAGGTAATGGCTCAATATTTAATAATACAGATGTCGATTTTAATTTATTTTCCATATTTCTTAATTCTTTATTTAAATTAAATGCACTAGATGAGTCAATATCACTATTAAAATAAATATGATTACAATGACAATATAATTTAGTACCTATTAATGTTTGAATAATAGGTGTAATTGTTTGTGTTGTTTCATCATCATCACTATCATTATTAACTTTGATTTGTTTTCTTTTTTTATTTTGAATAGGATTTAATGACATCCAATTATATTTATCCATGTAATTTAGTTATTATAATAAATCTTTATATAATTCAAAAAAAATAAAAATATTAATTTAATATAATTTCAACAACTTTTTGAATATTTAATTTTATTTTTTCATTATTATCTAAAATAAATATTGATGGATTTAATGATAATTCATTCCAATTAATTTTATCTGGATTTTCTTTAAGTAATTCAATTGCATTTGCATTTGATGATAATGATTTCCAATGAATTTTATCTATATTTTCTTTAAGTATTTCAATTGCATTTGGATTTCTTGATAATATATACCAATTAATTTTATCAATATTTTCTTTAAGTAGGGAAATAGCATCTGGATTAGTATTTGATGATAATCCTGTCCAATTAATTTTATCAATATTTTCTTTTAAAATTTCAATAGCATTTTCATTTTTAGATAATTCATACCATGTAATTTTATCTAAGTTATTTTTAATAATTAATTCAATTATTTCCTTATTTTCATTAAATGATAATAAAGACCAACTAATTTTATTAAGATTTTCTTTAATTAAATCATTTGCATTTGAATTCATTGTTAAATATATCCAATCAATTTTATCAGGATTTGCTTTAAGCAATTCAATCGCATTTGGATTTTTTGATAAATGACCCCAATCAATCTTATCCTGATTTTCTCTTAATAATTCTATCGCATTTGGATTTGATGATAATAATATATTCCAACAAATTTTATCTGGATTTTCCTTAAGTAGGGAAATACCATTTGGATTTAATGATAATAAATTCCAACGAATTTTATCTGGATTTTCCTTAAGTAGGGAAATACCATTTACATTCATTGTTAAAAACATCCAATCAATTTTATCAGGATTTTCCTTAAGTAGGGAAATAGCATTTGGATTTGATGAAAGATTATACCAATTTAATTTATTAACATTAATCCAATCTAATAATTTATATGATGGTTTATAAATATAATCTGAAATAATCTCGCATATATCAGAATTCATTGTTATTAATATACAAAAATAATACTTATTATCATTTTTTTTATCAATTATGATAAAGCTAAATTTAATTGTTTATTTATTTGCTCAAGTTTTAAATTATTTTTATTATGATCTAATTCAAATATTGATGTATTTGCATATAACATTTGTATATCATAACAATGAAATCGTATTTTATCCAAATTTTCTTTTATTAATTCAATTGCATTTGGATTTAAACAAAGATTAAACCAATCAATTTTATCAGGATTTTCTCTTAATAATTCAATTGCATTTTTATTTGAAGATAATGCTTTCCAATTAATTTTATCAGGATTTTCTCTAAGAAGAGAAATAGCATTCTTATTTTTAGATAACCAATGCCAATTAATTTTATCAGGATTTTCTCTTAATAATTCAATTGCATTTTTATTTGAAGATAATAACATCCAACTTATTTTATTAGGATTTGCTTTTAATAATTCTATCGCATTTTCATTTTTAGATAGCCAATGCCAATTAATTTTATCTGGATTTTCCTTTAATAATTTTATTGCATTTTTATTACTAGACAATGATATCCAACAAATTTTATCAAGATTTTCTTTAATTATTTCAATAGCATTTGAATTATATGATAATAATCCCCAATCAATTTTATCCTGATTTTCTCTAAGTAGAGAAATTGCATTTTTATTTATTGATAACCATTCCCATTTAATCAT